GTGTATGGTAAGGCGAAGAGATGTTTGTCATCGATGTCAGCAGTTGTAATGTAATCATCAAATGTAGTATCAAAAGTATCCCACTTATCGCTATAATATGGAAGGCTATCCCAACCCTTAGCTAATTCAAAACCTAGTCCGCTAACTATTACACCACCATAGTCTACACCTTCCATTAATTGTGATAAGTCTTTACCTAGTTCGCCAGCGGCAGGATCATAATAATATTGAATTCTGTCGGCAGCATTTAATAAATTCCAATCTTTAATATATGTTACGGTGATAACTGCATCTTTTTCCGGTGCTGTATCAAAAGTTAATGTACCATAATGTCTAGTGTATGTACTTGTAGAGGCCTTTGAGACTGTTAAAGAATATTCATCTCTAAGTACTTCAGTACTAACTGTTAGTGTTTTAAGTTTTATAGAAACTGTAGCTTTTCCAACACGAATGTCGGGAGCCCAGACTAAACTAAATTGCTTTTGTGATCCAGTTGCTATAAATGTTTCAGTTTCTTGTAATTGAGTAATAACATATTGACTTGTTGTTCGGTCAAATTTAATCTTGATAAGATTTGATCGAACTACGCTATCGCCAATAATCGAAACTGCTTTTGCTAAAGTCCCTGTAGTATTTCCATCTATTACAACAACTGGGGCTTCTAAATATCCAGAGCCACTTGAAAGTAAAGGTATTCTTGTTATTTTTCCATTGGAAACAAATGCTCTTGCTACTGCGCCGGAACCAGAATTGCTTAGGATACGAACCACTGGAGGTGTTAGATAACCGCTGCCGCTATCTATTACAGCAATTTGTTTTACCTTAAATCCTGCATTGTCTATCCAGAATTTCCAAGGATATGTATTAACAATAGTGTTATCAACTTGTATACTGCCGTTAACTACTAGACCATTTACAGGCACAGGTGACCCATTTTCTAATATAGGTAACACATCAAAATCTGTTACCGATGTCTGGCTGTTATCACTATTGCTATAAGAGCTAATATATTCTCTGATTTTTGTTCTATACGGTTTTACTTCGTCAATGTAGCTTTCAAAATCTGACAAGTTATCATTTTTATAAGTGACTGGTTGATCTAGATTGCCTACATTGTGCTGTGCTTTAACAAAGCTGGTTTTAAAAATCCAATCAATATATGTCTGTTCACTATATGCATATCGAACACTATTAAAAAATAAATTTAAATATTCCTGTTTTAGATTGTCGACTAGTATATCATTTTTTAATGTATTAAGGATTATTCTTAATTCTGTCGATGCAACATTATCAAAAGTTCCGCCATCATATAATTCAGAATCGTAACCATACACCGAATCTGTATATTCATACAGCGTTGAACTTAATTGTATTGTTCCGTTTTGTTTTGCAACTACTTTATAACTAGTTGTCCAGTCAACAGTAATGTTATTAGAATATTTCTCTAACAGTACCCAAGTTGAATCAACTGTAGTCCTAACCTTAACTGTTTGTCCTATTTTAACATCAATCAATCCTAGTTCTACAAATGTATCAACTGCATGATCAGTTGCCGTGAATTGATTGTATCCGGCAGAGTACCAATCAGTATAACTCCAGAATTTTCTAGTATCAAATGATTGTCCGTTAACACGTGACCACAACTCTGTAGTCGGTTCATAGGAATATATACTCCATAATCCGTTTACTTGGCTGTCATTTTTTACGAGAACTGCATAATTTCTAACAGTTAAGAAAGTATTATCGTCATATCCCTCACCTGCTGATATAATCGTAACTCCATTAATTTGTCCGTTTGCATTAATTGTAGCTCGTAGAACTGCACCAGTGCCGCTACCGCTAACAGTAATATAAGGAGGCACTAAGTAGCCACTTCCTTTTTCAACAATATTAATTGAAGTAATCTTTCCGTCTGTCGGTGATGCTACTGTCAATGTTGGTTTTCTAAAACTTCCAATATTAGCAAATCTAAGTTCTGCATCAGTGTCTACTGTAGTGTCATACAATCCGGTAATTGTACTTGGCAACATATCGTAGCTGTCTAATTTTGTTAAATTGCGCTGGCTACTAATTTGATTTTCAATTAAAACTTGATTTGTTTTTTCAACAAATTGTTTTAACGCTTCGAAGCGGTTAACAAACATACTCTGGCGTGGTCGATTTTCAATACCGTAGCGTAACTTTGCTGGGAGGGCAGGATCAGGAACAACCCTACCTGCAAGATCTTTCCCACAAAGACTGTCAACCCACTTTTCTTCTATCCTATTTGGGATTTCAGAATTAATATCGTTTGATATTAATTTCCACTGACTATGAATATTACCTTGACCAGATGCATTATCTAAAAGCCAATATTCTATCGATAATACAACATTATTGTCTTCTAATAATGATTGGCAATTAACAACACTAAAACTATTCGAACTAGTCAACGCTAGATATTTGTAACCTTCACCTCGAGGGTTAGCAATTATATTAGCTACATCGATAGCCGACATACTTCTGTTTGCAGAATTTGGAATAGTTTTTTTATTTTTTACCCAATAGTAATAAATGTTCTTAAAAGTTTTAGCAACAGCATCATACTTTCTAACAATGCTGTAAACATTATTATCATATAAGGCAGTTCCACTTATATCTAGTGCCAAACCAGCTTCGGTGTCGGCTGTTGTATTCCATTCTGCAGGTTTTAATTTAGATTCAACCCATTCATATACATCAATACTAGCTCCCGGAAATAAGGTATTCCATGTGCTATTTCTGTATACAACGTCTTCCGAGTCGTGGCTTTCAATAAATTTTGCAGTACGCAAATCCCACCACAATGTTCCAACCTGTGCTTTGGCCCATGCCATGCCATCATCGACTGTTACTGATGAATTTCCGATAGAGTAGGTTGCAGGATCGTAGAATGTTTTATATTTTATTTCTTGTTCGGCAATTCCTGGAATTTGCCCTTGACTAGGATCAATTGCATCTAAATATGAAACAATATTATTTGTTAGTTTATTATATAAGAACGCTTTTTTAACTCTTTTTAAGTTAACTGATTTACCTTGCGTGTATATTTTCTTCCAACTGAAGTGCCCAGACAATTTATTGCAATCGTATATTTTTCCGGACATAATTCCGTTATCAACTTGATACGGCGATCCTACAATAACTCTGTTTGCGCCGACTGCAAATCCTGCACTATATTCAGAATTTGAATCAGCCTGATTAGTTTTTAAAGTTTCGCTGAATATCCAGTTGTCTGCATATCTATCATAGATATCAATTCTGCCTGTATTCGGCTTGCTAAACAAAAAGCTAGTTAAATTATCATCAAACGTTGTAGTATTGCTATCAATGACGATTGTATCTCTTACTGACGAATTAGGACTATATACCACTAGAGTTTCAGACCCGTTCATGAAGCCTAATTTTGTACCAAAGTATTCTGCAATAGAAGGGTTATTATTAACTATTTCTTTTCGAGTTTCTAGGTTAGCAAAATAGTTTTCCTCATCCCATGTACGAATTTCAACAAGTCCTTGGTCAATTTTTTCACCGTCATACAATACAGAACTAATAGCAATGTAGGCGGCGTCGGCGCTTAATGCTACCGCAGTACCAAACCCAGTATATTCGTTTGCAGTGCCGAGTGTTTGAGTTAATGCATATAAATTTCCGGATTTTCTATAGGTATAAACAACCCCGGCATTTCCCGGAGCAGATACTGCTAATGTTGTACCATCTTGACTAATAGACATAGAATATCCAAACTTTGCACCGTCTGTTAAAGTATCATGATCAAGATATCTCTGTAAGGAATTTTGTCCGGCATATTGCCAATTTGTTTCTGTAAATTCTAGTACACCGGCAGGGGTACTATCTGGGGCGGCACTTACATATAAAGTTGTACTATCAACAACGTGTGTTACATATTGTCCACTAGTAAATCCTACGCCAACAATCTTCATGCTTGCTTCAATACCGGCAGTATTAGATACTTTTATAATAGTGTCTGTACTACCAGTAGGGTTATATGCTGTACTAGCCATAACGTTAGTTTGATAATTTAACTGATATACTCTGCCGATAGTATTACCGCCTGTAGCATACCCGGCGGCTGTTACAAACATTACATCATTGCCAAGAACAATATTTGAGCCAAATAATTCACCATCATCTGGTATTGGACTTATAATAGAATCTACAAAATTATAAACGTTACTTGAATCTTTCTTGTATAAAGAAATTGCACCTTGATTAATTAAACTTGAATTATAATCTGCACTGTCTGTATTAACAGCCGTGTATAAATCACCGACTTGCGGATTTGTTGAAACATAACTAGCTAGTGGAGTTCCTGTAGCCAACCAAGTACCGTCTGGGGACATAGCGATAACATCGCCTAAGTAAACTGCATTGTGTTCACCTAGCCCGTCAATAGTTAATTGAGGCGGTTCGATTGAAGATCGTTGTATCCACGGCGCTACTAGTCCAGCTCTATCATATACTACAATCGTTCCATTATTAACTGTAGTTGCCATTATAGTGCCGGCACTATTAGTAACGATTTGTTTTCCTCTTCCTAATCCGTACACCGGTTCGGTGTTAACTAGCTCTGTATTAGAATATACTGGTGTGTACTGCCATGTCTCCCAACTATGATTTGTTCCGGGGCCACCGGTCCATAGAAGTTCGCCAGTATTAATTTTTTTAGGACGAACACTATCTGCATCATTAATTGAGTTTGCTTTTTGTGATTTAAACACAAACAATAAAATCTTTTGTTGGTCTTTAAATTCTCCTGACGGTGTGGTACTTAATACCGCACTTAGCGCCATTTTGTTGCCAACTACTGTTTTAATTTTATAAAATCCGTTAAACGCACTAGTTTGATTAATTCCAATCCATTCTCCGACTTTAAGATGAATATTTGTTTTAGCAGTTAATGTTATTTCTTTATCGTTAGCAACATAAGTTAAATTTGTAACTGCTAAATCGGAGCTAGTATATCTATAAACATTCCAACTGTTATTTTCAAATCCACACCAGATATAATCTCCGTTTATAAACGTTGTTACATCTTGAGAGGCAATATCATCAATAGTGGACAATGCTACTTTAACTTGATCAAGACGAACGTGCCCCGGGGTTCTTAAATAATATTTTTGACTGTCTGTTGTAGGCCATATATCATTTTTGTATCCGACAGGTTTTAAGTATACATCGTTAGGAGTCTGTCTAATGATAAAATCATTTACTGTCGGATCTACATAGTTAACTAGCTCAAATCCTTGCGGATTAGTTCTAAATAATCCTTCAGGTAATATAAATTCAACATTTTCAAATGCAGAGCTTGCTCCGTATTGTCCCATACGAACTGCCCACTCTTCATAAAAATTTACACTATCTTTACCGTCAGCACTTAATACATCAAATAATTTATTAAGGACATTTTTTGTTCCTTTTTCAATTATCATACCTTGATAAAATTTAAACTCGCTAACATCGTCTTGAATGATATTTTCAAGGTATTGTCTCTTTTGATAACCAACTAAGTGCTGAGCCATTTTTTGTTGGCTAAGGTCAAAGTTATCGCTATCTAAACTATAAAAGTCTGTAAACTGTCCTGCTTTATAATTCCAATTTGGTAATAATTGAGCTTCTGGTTTTTTATCTAGTTTTACCCAGTTGGTATTTTCAAACGTATTTGATCCAGGTGTTGATTTCTTTGAACTGTAATAAAATTCTTTGTACTTAACAATGTCTCCGAGAGAATAATCCTTCCACGCTTCCCAGTTTTGAATAGTTGCTTGATCAAATATAAAGCCCGGAGCATCAAACGAGCCAACCCAGTTACCACTTACATATCCTGCAACACGAATACGTTCTTGTCTATAGCCGCTTTCTACGTTATAGATTGTATCGTTGAACATAGTAGTGTTGTTTAAAATCACTACCTGTTCTTTTTGTACTAGATAAAAACTAGCACTATACAACCCATCATTACCGACTGGTATATAACTAACTGTATTGTCGCTTCTATAAGAATTTAAAAAGTTTGGTAGTATTGGTGTTCCGTCTACTTTAAAAAATTCATAGCTATTGAAAGAATTTCTAATGTCATCTACTACTGCCAATGGAAGAGAAAATGTTATCTTTGCGGCGGCGGGGCTTAAACTAATTACACTGCTACCTAAAGTACTTAATCCGTCAAGTTTAATAAACAACTCATCATTAAAAATCAAACTAGCAGACACAGTTGTAGTAGCACGATAGTAGTCACCGTTGTATCGAACAATGTTTCCTAGTGTAACCGGAACATTAGGTTCCCAATCATTCCACTTGTCTTGGCCGGTACTCCAATTCTGAGTAGTCCAGAACATAAATTCTTTAGCACTAGTTTCCCAATTTGCTACCTGTGATAGCGTTGTATTAAAGTCATCAAATATAAATCCTTGATCCTTTAACCATTCACCGTATCCTTGTAAGAAATCTACAACTTCTTGTACTGTTCTAAATTTAGTTCCATACGGTACAGTTATAATATCATCTTTATCCCATTCTGTTCTTAAGTAAGCAGTTTGACCACCAACTACAGGTAACTCAGCTAATAGTTCATAAAACTGAGAGTTGAATAAATCAGTTGCAGTATGTAATGCTTTTGCTCTATAAAATCTATTATTATATTCTACAATCTTTCCGGCAGCATAGCGAGAGTTAGGAACCCAAGTGCTAAACGCTTCTGAAATACCGCCAACATTAATTTCTAATCCAATTCCAGATGTTGGATAATATTTAAAATAAGGCTGTGTTTTACTATAACCTTTTACTTCGTAACCAACAACTGTACCTATTAAAGTTTTAGTAATAATAACACCGCTATATGTAATTTTCTTAATAGGGCTAGAACTGTTTAATACAATGTTATAATCTTCTTGCGGAACAAATACACTACCTTGACTTAACGGTGTTTTGCTATCTAGCAATAAACTAAACTTTTCTTTGCTTGTAAATGCTCCAAGACGGTGCGTTAATCTTGCGTTGATATTTGATAAATCATAAACATAAGAATCATAAGATTTTAAATTGTCACTTAAAATATAATCAATTATGTAATTAATAATTCCGGAAGTTTGTACATTATTACTACTAGAATAGATACTAGGAATAACAATATCCTTAGGTGAAACTCTTAAATTAGTTTCTTTATAAACTAATTGTCCGGCGACATTTCTTACTATCCTTGATCTATCTAATAGTGCTCCAAATGTCTGTGCTGGATGCAACAACATAATTGTACGTATTACACTAAACGGATAATGACTACTTCTTCTCCAGGCGGACTCTACCGGACTAATATCTCCAAAAACAAAATCAGATTCAGTTGCTTGTGTTATCACGCCCGATGCCAATCCAGAAAAAGCAGGACTTAAAATGTTACCTTGATCGTCAACCGGAATATAAGTGTGTAAAATTGGTCTTGCAAATTTTAGATTTACTCGTACAGGAGTATTTGGCTCTCTGATCGTGCCGGTTGCAAGATCTTCCCATAGAATTTTATTTTCGCTAGTATAGGGCGCAGGTCCATATACTTCTTGCCACCACTTAGGCTCAATCGTAAATCCTAACATCTCCCAAGGGCATAGGTTAGGACGATCAGTATCTAACATCCAGCGATATATGCCTTTCCAGTAACCTGGCAGGCCGCGGCCATCTGGGGCAGAATTAAATCTATAATTGAAGGTAAACGGTTCAGTTCTATCGTAATTTAAAGGTTTAGTAAAATCTCGATCTACTAAACTAGTCCATTTATAAAAATCAGGAGATAATACTTCATTAAATTCATCTAATGAATATTCAGTCTTTCTAGAGTATCCAGGTATAACATCATAGATGTCAAACACTGTTGGATCGTATTCAACTTTGATATTATTAAAAATTCTTTTTTCTAATTCTAAAATTAAATCATCTCGATAGTCTCCGTAGGCTAATACTTGACTACCGTCGTGCCCTTGTATCATTAATCGATGAGTTACGAGAGATTTATCTTCGTAGATCATCGGTTCGTACTTAGGCCAAATTCCTAACTTAGTAGGAGTTGCCGGAATAAAAGAACCATTTGTATTGTCATATTCGTCAATGACTAAAGTATCGCCAGTTTCAATTGGGGCAATAATAATTACAAATCCTTGACTACTAAACGTATAATCTTTTTTGTATAGCAATTGATTGCCGTTCAAATAAATCAATACTGAGCGGGTAGATAATTCGTCCATATTGAATACATTAACTAACGGATATGTTTTAATTCGGTAATCAACAACAGTTAATGTATTTCTAGCCTTGGCAGAATAAGGTACCATATCACTAAAATAATACGGTGAAGTTTTTGGTTTATCTTGATTTATTTTTTGTAAAATAAGATTCACACCAGTTGCCGGGTCAGTATCAACTCCGATAGTTGACGCAACTGCTATAAAATTTTTCTTAAATTTATTGTAATCTTCTTTTGCAGATGCAATAGCATTGATTATATTATTATTTTCACTAGTAATATGATATAAACTTAAACTTGAAGGGCCGCTATGTTGTACAAACTTTGTTCCGTATTGTGTAATATTACCCAAATCTCGAATATTTGGATGATCAGGATCGAATGTTTGATTTGTTACAGTCTGTTCACTACTAGCTTCTAATGACGTATCTACGAAGGGAGGAATATTATCGATAATGCTATTAACATGGTCAATAACTTCACCTAAGGTAAAATCTTTAATATTATCGTTTAACGGATTATTCTGTAAGTTTACAGGAATTTCATAATAGCCATTTTCGTTTATAGCTTGTGACGAAAATGCCTTAATAGTTATTATATCTGTTAACTTAATATCAGTTGCTAATTTAACTTGTTTATATACCGGAGTATCAATTAGTGTCCAGTTGCTAGGATCTAATCTAATACCGTTGATGTAAACTTTTACTGTTAGATCAGATAACTTTGTTATATCATCAAAAATATCAATATTAAAATTATTTGTTTTATTTGAATTTTTGTAAATTCTAATAGCAGGCTGATATGTTGGAGTTTGGCATTTTTGCCAGCCATTAAGATATACTACTCCTGCTGGGGTTAATTTTTTTAAGTAGCCGACGTCTATGTTATTAACTACTACACCAGAATTAATTTTATATTCAAATTGATCAGTAAGTAAATTAAAATTAAAAACAATATCTCCTATATTGTTAATATTTTTATAGGATAGTGCAAAACCAAGTGTGGAGTCTACGCTACCAGTTCCAACTTTATAAGAAAATAAAGATGTTCCCGCAAACGTTGACCCGTCATAAACACTAGTATCACCGTAGCTAATGCCGTCTTTATCGGCTACGTCAAATAACGGAGTTTGATTTAATTTTGTTTTTTGTTGTGCTAATTTCCAGCTAGAGCCATCGTACCAATACGTGCTACCCTGATTTTTTAAACCTTGTTTAATAATACAACCTTGTCCTTCTGCAGGATCTAACTCAGGAGCAAGATGTATTTGTCGTTGACCGTTTAAAGTTAAAAATTCTACTTTGTAAATTTTATTTTTTACTAGAATGTCAGTATCAGCCGTAAATAAAATACGCTGTCCTTGGGCAACAGGTATACCATCAATATTGTATCCTAACTGTCCTTCTATGGTGCTAAAGACATCTTTAGTAAAACTATCAACTAAATCAACGTCTGCAATCGCAACTGAACCAAAATTAAATAGTCTTAAGTTTGCTTCAAATTCAATAATTGGTCTTATTGCTCTAGCTGTTTGATTTAAATCAATTTCTGTTCCGTTTAATTTAGCAGTGGCGGCAATAACATCTTTGTGAAACCATCGATTATAACGACTCCATGGATTTCTATCTTTGCTTGCTCTGTTAATAACAATGTGTTCAGGCGTTCCAGCAAAACTAGTTGCATCACTAAACGGCAATGTGTCAAACGGACTATTATCAAATAATATTGTTTGTGAAGTCGTATATGTACTTAATAATTCTAAAATCGAACTATCTATCAACTCAATAGCAGTGCCTACACCTTCAACATAATATTCGCCCTTGGCGTAGGAAGAAGGGAGTACATTACCTATAAATCGAACTTTCATTCCATTAGTAAGACTAGTACCGTTGGGCAATGTGTAAGATTTTTTTCCTAATATGTCGGCATTAATATCTATAAAAGTATTATCATCAATAGATAAAATTTCAAAAACACCGCCTAGATCAGAATTAGTAGTACTAACATAAAATAAAATGTCAGGACATGAGTACGGTACTGTGAAAGTAACTGTGCCTGTCTCTACTGATTTTACAATTTTACCGGTTGCATCTCTATAAATTAATTCTTGATTTAGATATGGATGTGATTGCCCGCTTGATCTTGCTGTTTTAATCATGAACGGGTTTGATGGACTTGTTACATTAAATGTATAAGTTTGACCTCTGTATAATTTAATCACAGGATCTCTAACCAGGCCAGGCGGAGTAAAAATATATTGATCGTCGCCGCCAACAGATTCGATCTTAACAGTATACTCGCTGTTAATTGCTAGTTGTTGTCCTGTAATCTTAATTGAGTCTGGACCGTATGGTAGCCAATAGTAGTTTTGGAAGTTAACAAATTTATCCCAGTCAATATGCGGATCCCAAGAATAAAATTCTTGTTTGTTTACCCTAGCATGGTTACTAGTATTGCCACCAAATACACTTATCTGATTAATATAATCAACATAGTCTTTAAAGAAAGTAGTATTGCCTAAATCATCATTTACTACAAGGCCGGGTTCTAGTTGATAATGTTGACGTGTGGTTGTAGGGGCTTTGATAAAAATATCACTGCCGGTAGTTGCTTTTGCATTTTCTCTACCAATGAAACCATTAATTTTTTTAACTGTGCCAGGGCGTGTTAATTGATCAACTGTTGCTTGCAAAAACTTTTTGTTAGAATCAGTTTGGTAAAATTTAGGTAGGAAATCAGAGGCGTTTGCATTGCCGCCAGTTGGGTTTACACTATCAACCATTAGTTGCTCCGTATGGTGAACTTGTTACATTTTGTTGTGTAGTATTAACTACGTTAGAATTAGTATTTGTAATTGCCTTAATCATACTCGGTGTTATCGATGTAATAATTTCAATGTCGTCGACAGTAGATCCATTAATAAACAACTGATCGCTAGCTGATTTAATTTCAAATAAACTACCAAAATTTAAGCCGCTTTGGCGCGGTACGATTACAAAATTAGCAATGTATGGAGCGGCTTGGTTCATAACATACGTTGATAATTCAGTAAAATAAAATGTGTCTCCGAAGTCCCAATTATCTAAATTAAAAAATTGATTAATTGCAGTAATTACTTTTACCTTAACATCATTATCAGATATCACTTGGCTTGAATTTTTAATTACTTTAAAACTTGCTTGAAGATTGTCTTCAGCTATTGTGCCAAATAGAATCTTATAATTTACAGGATGATAAACTACTTCGTCACTAATTGATTTAATTAAACTTAAATTTGGAGATATTATATCATACAACTCTACACTGCTAGGTGGTAGGGGTTTAGTTATTGCGGCACCACTAATCCACTGTCTAAACAATGTATCATATCCCTTAGTTAATACAAACACATCTATTATGTTAGTTGCGCCAGGATCAATTCTTGAATCATAGTCTGCGCTATGAGTGTATTGAAATTTAATCTTATCGCGTCCTACAAACACTTTATAATCAAGACTAGCAACTAGCGGTTGATTAGCGGCTGTTAGTTTCTTAACTACTCCAGTTTTTACAAAATAAAAATATTGCGGGAAAGTATATTGATTTCTATTACCTACTAACGATTCATCGGCTAGTATCTTTACTGTAGAATTATTATAATTTTCTACATACTTATAATCTTCTTGTCCCTGACTTATTGTATATTTTTCTTGTAAAATATAGCGTGTCCAATCTGTATCTATGGGGTCAACTACATTTAAAAATAATTCCGGATTATCAACAACACCGTTATCATCAGTGTCAGCAAATGTAATTACTATTTTTTTATTATCGATATACCCATCTTGCCCTGCATATTCCGAAACAACTTCCCAAGGATAGTCTACAGTAAAGGGAAATCCTACTTCACTAGCAAGATTAGAATTAATGTTTAACACATTAATAATATCTTTAATTACTGAATCATTTCGACTGTCATAAATTTTACGTGTACTATCAAAAAAGAATCTAACCTGAGTATCACTTTCAAAAACATATCGTTGTTCTCTACTAGTTACAGTATAATATTCGTTGTCGGTAGTGAATAGTAATAACCAACTAGCATCTTGTTGCTTACTAGTAACATCGCCTTGTTTTGCTATACTAAATTTAGAAACTACATCTAAGTTTGATTCAAATATAATTTTCCATATTTGTGTAGTAGCATCATATCGCAAACCAAATGGCTTGTTTGAATCAATTAAATCAATCATTGTTGTAATTGTTGCAGTGTCAATTACTGTTCTCCACTTAGGAACAATTTGTGTAATAATAGGTTTACTTGTTGATGTTGACGGGATAGGACGATTTAAACTTACTGGGCCGAAGCCTGTTGATAACACTCCGGTGCCTGCGGCTGTACCGTCATCCGACACAGACACAACTTCTGTCCAAATAGTTTTTACATAACCGGCAGTATTTGTTGCAGATGTTTGTACGAGAGTGTTTTCTCTGTTAGTATCAAAGTAATATCCAGTTGGTGCTGTAAATTGCACCAGTGCTCCTGCTTTTAAATATTTTAAATCTGTACTGGTATATGATCCAACTTTATATATTGTCCCATCATTAACATCGCCGATATAGCCAGACGATGCATTAGCATCAGTTGTTACATTATTCCATACAATGTTTAAACTAGCTGTGATAAAATTAATAAATTTAGAATAATAGAAATTACGTAAATTTGCTCTTTTAAGGATATCAAAGATGTCGTTATAGATAACAATTTCAATGTCAGTTTTACTTTGATAACTGAATCGATACTGACTTGTATATTCTTCTGTATACAGTACACCATCATCGGCAAATAAATTTGTTGAGCTATATTTTCCTGTAGGATCTGATAGATCAAAATAACGGCTAATTCCACTGCTTGTTCTATTAACTGCTTTTACTTTTGCAACTTGAGTACTTACTGATAAAGGACTAATGTTATAATCCTCGCCTGTAATCATTCGATTTTGTGTATAGTAAGTTTGCGGAGCATTAGCTTTAATGCTATCATTTGATTCTGTAGTAACAGCATTATTAACTGTGTAACTTAAAGATAATGTAATCGTCAGTGTTTGTAATTGATTCTGGGCAGAGTAATAAGGTACATCAATTGATACATTTCTAATATCTCTTGGATTAATTGCATATTGTAAACCATTACTTACTCTATAATAAGTTCTAAATGTGCCTAATGGCAAATCTCCAAATGTGCCATCACTAAATTGCAGACTAAATCTATCGCCGGCTCGTGTTATTATACTGTAGATGTTTCTAATATTTTTTTGAATGCTGTTATAAATTATGTTGTTACCTTCAAAATTACTAACTGATGTCCATAAATCATTTTCAGCATTATTACCGTCTAATCGATACAACCACACATCGGTATTATTAACACCGGGACTATCAATATCAACAGATTGATTACTGCTCGGCTGCGATACTGTAAATAGTCCAGTGTTAAGTGTACCTTGAACAAAATTTAAAAAGAATCCGCTTGCCGCACTTCCTAAACCTTTGCCGTCATCTCGATAAACACACGCTAATCGATTACCAATTTTTGGGGCTTCTTCGTAGATATAACTTTGTTCACTAAATGTTGTACTAGTAATCTCAAATGGCATTGTTCTGCCGTCGACTGTTTTATTAAATTCGTATACAGGTACATTTGTATTTGCTCCCTGGATGCGATACTGTTCTGTTGGGATTCCGTAAATTGTAGCTTTATCAGCAGGATTTCCAAACTGTTGTGTTGTAGGGAAAGATGCGTTCATTATCTTAATAAACTGATCATACCAGTTTACATTTGCTGAATCATTCCAGTTAATTGTTTGGCCGGCTAAGTTTCTTCCGTTGCTGTCGAGTACATTCTCTGTTGTAGATACTGCTGTAAATTTTAATAAACCTTTAGAAGCAATATTTCTTTTAGCATTATAGCTAATTAGTCGTGCTAAACGTAGGACACTTTCTCGACGCTCTGCTAGCTCTAAGAAGTTTTCACGAGCATTTAAATCAACGCGGAAAGCTATGCTTTGGCCCAAAAACGCAATAAGATCAATTAGGGCAAGGTATTCGCTAGACTCAATATAATCGTTAAAATCTTCAGGATAATTAGTACGGATATAATCAATCATTGTACGGCGCAAATTCTCAAAGTCATAGCTTTGGAAGTCAGCATTACGGAAAGATTGATATATCTTTTTCCAGTCTTGTGCGACTAATAGTCTGTTTTGTCTAGTTGTTACACTCATGATGTGTCCTAATATTGATATTTATCGATTAAAATTATGTGCGTATATTATGCCATTAGCAAACCGTTTGCTTGATCAAACCTTAATTGTAGCTGTTGTTGTATGTTGTAAGGACGGTATGTAAGTGTGCATTGTATTTGAATACCGCTCTCATATGGCGTTACTATTACTTGGTCTGTAGTCACTCGAGGATCATAATTTATTATATCGCTTACATTAGTTGTAATAAGGAATCTTGTTTCGTCGGTTAAAGGCTCATATAATAAATCCCATATCACACAGCCAAATTCAGGATTCATTAATCTCTCACCTTGTCTTGTATAAAAATGATTTATAATATCTTGCTTGATCAATTCAAAATCATACAATGAAAAATTTTCAGTATCAGTATTAACTGTACTAAAACCTTTATAAGTTTTAGGCATAGTTACGCCCGACAAAGGAGCGGCTGGTAATGTAATTTTATTGTATAGAGTAGCGTTTGAGCTCATAGTTTTTCCTTATTCTGCAGGTGGTGGTGGATTAAATGTATCAAATGCTGTAGAATATTTTTTCCACTTGTCTGGCATGTTGCCTAATCCTTTAACATCTGTACCGTATCGACCATCAGCATCTCTATCTGTTAACCCTGGTTTAAAATTTGTTGGATCTAAATTTTCGTGGTGCGGCCAAGGTTCATGGCTAGGTACTCTAGTCATAATCGATTGTACAGCTTTTTGTCCGGTCTCGTCTGGTACAGTAAATGTTTTTAATATTTCTGGTAAATCGGCAACAGTGGGTAGCATTGCAGGCTGTGCGGGGATTCCTGGGGCCGCTGGAGTTGCAGGTGGTCCATTTAAGTCAATTCTGCCAGCACTTGCTTTCAGGTGAGCACCTCCTAATAAATTCATTTCTGCGGCACAGGTTGCATTTATCATTGCCGATGCAAGTACCTGAACACTAGCACCCGAAGTGATAAAACTATCAGTTAAACTAGTAAAACTATTATTGAGGCCAGTCATTGCATTATTGCCAGTAGTATTAAGATCAAAATTTTCAGTAACTGTAAGTTTATAATTTGAAAGAGCGGTTATATCAATATTCCCGTCAATTTTTTGATTATATGTGCCGCCGTGACGCATACTAGTATTTTGTCTAATATCAATTTTTTGATTTCCTTCTACTACCAATAATTGATCAAACCCGACATGTGTATGCATCTCTTCGTCTGCTTTTATGTTGACATTTCTACCGGCTTGCATATTAATATCCCTGTCAGCATAAAAATTCATATCTTGTTTTGTATGCACACTAATACTATCTTCTGCATAGATATCAATTTTACCGTCACTTGATAATTCAATCCAACTTGTTCCTCTAGCATTGCCGATATAAATTAAATCTTCACTATTATGTAATAGTATTTGATGACCTGTTCGTGTTCTAATACGTACTAGTTCGTTGTGTGGTATACTAGGTACGCCAGTTTCCTTGTCTGCTACACTTGCATACTCAGGAGGTCCATCACTTGCAGTAGTTTTACGTTGGAAGGTATCGTCGCCATCATCCATGACAAATGTCGTACCACCAAGTCGACTTATAAAGTTATTTCCCTTGCTTTCAGCCTTTCCAGTAAGTCCCATTGGACCTTCTTTATCAGTTGGTCCAGGTGTGCTAATACCAAATACTGCGCTAGGAGTTTCTCTTCTAGCACTACTACTGGTAATACCTCTTGTATCGTCAATTAATAATCCCTGAGTGTCTAATATTTTAGCAAATGGATGCACTGGTTTGTTAATTAGCGTTGTATTAGGGCTAATATTAGGATCATTTATTAGTGTATTAAACTCTGCTACCGGTAATCTATCAGGATTATCTGCAAAGGTAGCATCCGGGTCTGGAGTGTTAAAGGTGGTTGCGGCAAGGCCGGGAACACTAAAATTCATATGCTCGTCAGGAACACACCCGTACCAATATCCTCTAGCCGGGTCGCCGTTAATAAAAATTACTAATACAGTAGTTCCGACATCAGGTGGCACAAACCACATGCCATAGCTTTTTCTTGTATTACTATAGTTGTCAGGATCACTTTGGAGAAATTCTTCGCTGGTGCTACCAAAAAACGGACTAATCATTTGCACTTGCATTATTTGTACAGCACTATCAGTATTACCTGCTCCCGGTCTTTCGATCGAGACTTCTAAGGCTCCTAGTGTAATAGGGTCTGCATGACTTACAACTTTTGCCAATACCGGCCACGACGGCAGTTCAACTGTTTCCGTTCCGGTATTGATATCTTCGTTTGACATTGTTATCCTTTATCCTGCAAAATCGCCGAGGTCTAAACTTGCCTGAACTTCAGTAGCTGTTCGTAATTCACCAGCTTGCGATGCTATTGCAACTGCCTTAGCCGATGGTGTTGATTTAGCACTGTACGGCGATGTACTATCTTGTCCTTGGCGACGGTTTGCTACAAGGTTTTGTGTAAACTTTCCATTTTTAAAAGAACTAGTAATGGTTGTTAATTTGTAAAGCCCGCTGAATTGCGAAACTAGTTTAGAATTAGTAATGTCAAACATACCAGTTGATTGATTAAGATCAGTCGGCGTATTAAAATTAATTACTACATCTACTTCTCCGTTTTGATAATTTACATTGCCGTCTTTTGTCACGTTAATTAAATTAGTCTGTGTTGCAGTATAATTACCAACACCGCTATTGGCAATATAATAAGGGTCTCCGGCAATGTCCATATTGATATTCATCATGTCCATACCATTAATAAGTGCGTCATGAAACTGTCTTGCTACACGACTTGCCTGTGTCTCTCCTTTACTACCACCTTTACTATCAGTTGAAAATACCGATGCAACAAATTTAGATGCTGTCGCTACTGCATTAGCTACCGGACTATCTCCTGTAGGCGATTCGGGTGCAGACACAGGTTTATCTTTAGGATCAACCTGTGCATCACCCGAAGTTGTGAAATTGTCTGCTTGGAATACTTGATAAAAAGTATTAGATACATCAATATCAAATTTTAGCACTTCACTATTTTTACCTGTATAGATATAGTTGTATTCTTTGGCTGCTTGTTTTTTAAGTTGTTCTATTCCAGGAGCGGCTGCATTTGGAGCTAATAACCTACTAGCATGAACTT